TCCGTGAGTGTGGTCTGAGTTTGCATGGCTGATAGATCCTAAATCAGGGCGAGACAAGCAACTGTCCGGATGACTGAAGTATGGCTACTCCTAATGGGCCGGAAGCTGCAAGATGAGTTCCTGCAGTCACAGTAAAAGTTTGATTCCAGGAGATGCCATAGTCAAGACTCTCCCAAACCTGGCCAGACTCAAAAATTATATAAACATTTCCAGCAGTGGGAGAGTTGAAGATGCCGACAAGGTTTTCAGTTGTATAGGGAATAGTGACAACATTTTCAAACCCAGCCGCCGGGAGCGGTGGCGTAGGAGGTGCAAAGATAGTTCTACCTTCAGTAATTAGTTGTGTGGTCTGCGTGGAATGCCTGGTCTTTTTATACACATACAACGGTGCACGTGCCCCAGGGATAGGGACAATGCCAGGAGTATTAAATTCGTAGTTTGTCTGAACAAAAGTTACACCGTTTGAGGACAGAGACGAATTTATTGTAAAAAGCTGCACGCCGCCAAGTAGCGGAGTTGTGTCTTCTGCTATGAGCGCGTACACGCCAGCGTCTGTTTGAGCCCCTTGTACGGGGACATAATTACTAGAATACAGCGATATAGGTGCAGACCATGTAGTGCCTGCGGCGGCTGTATTGTATACTACTTTACCAACAGCGCCAATAATAAATTTTCCGACTCCAGGAGACCAATCAATAGTTTTTGTGACAAGTCCTGCAGTTATGTTGTAGCCAAATTGAGATGCAGGATTTGCAATGGTAATTCTGTACACACCTGCAGCGCCAAATACACTGTCAGTTGTGCAGAAAAAATATGTTCCGTCACAGGCAACGTCTGTCGTAACGCCGCCAAAGCCTACGCTGTTCCAAGTAATTAGATTTGTGCTCCAGTAAATATAGGACAATCCACTTTTTACTGCCAAACCTATATAATATCCGCCCTGATACTTGAAAGATATCCAATCTCCAGGCAAGGGTACAGATCCTGCAGAGCGCCACCTTCCCCCAGGCCTGCTGTTTATCCAAGCTGCACGATTGCGAAACATCACACTGCTCCACCAAGGGCTACGCCATAGACATCGCTGCCCACTTTTAGAATCTCTACAAACGTAGTTCCTGTGGCCAAAAGCGTAGGTGTAACACCATTGAGCCACTTGATGCCACTGGGCCAAGTTGCAGTGAAGGTTCCAGGATTGGTAATAAGCACTAGGACAGATTGTCCAGTCAGCATGGCAGTTGCTGTCAGCGTAATGTTGCCTGTTGGCGTTATAACTGTGATTTGCGACGACAATCCCAAACCAACAGTACCAGATGTGCTCAAAGTTGTTACTGTGGCACTGCTGTCCACAGGAATAAACGCAGAGCCATTGTGCACAAACATCCGATAGGATGTAGTGTTGTAGTAAAAATCTCCTGCAGTTAGCGGATCACCAAGCGTGTCAGTAGTCGGCACCGTGGCACTTACACCTAGCCACTGCCGCATGGCATTGACAGAAGCTTTTAGAACTCTAAATTCTTCTGCCGCGCTGAAGACAGTTTGGCTGGCAACTGGCTCAGTGGCTTGCGTGGCATTTGGAACGTAAGTGGCCATGTCAATTCTCCAAATTAAGCAACGTTACCGAGCAGATGCGAAGACACAAGCATGGATTTAAATGGATCAACATGCTCAGTCTTAAACTGCCCTGCCATTTCTACATATCCAGTGCGTGCAAACACAATGCCTGCAGCCCACATGGCAAGTTCTTCAGCATAGGTGTCTGCAATCCAGCTACTGTAAGTTGTTTCCGCAACATCAGGATTCTGGAAGAAGTAAAAATTCAGCAGACCTGTCATAGACAGCGGATAGACTCGCGCAGTGGCTCCAATGAGTGTGTACATGGAGCTACGCCGGCGGCCATCCCTGTCATACAGGTCATCGGCATCACGATATTCCAAAGATTCCGTAGGCGCAAAAGTTGTTGCATCAATGCTTTGCAAAAACTTCAAGCTGCGCAGGCGCGTGAGGCTTGTGTGAATATTTGGAAAATCGTAATAAACAGCAGTGCTAGACACTGGGTAGGAGAGTGCAGTGACTTGCAAATCACGCGGAAAGAAATCCGTGTGGTGAGCCCTGAGAGTAGCAGACTTGATTGCTGCCTTGGTGATATCTGGCACTTCTGGACGTCGCGTCTGAGCAACCACCAGAGTTTCCATTTCAGCAAAAGTAGTCATGATTGTCTCTCAGGGCAAAAAAGATTACGCCACGGCCTTACCAGCCGTGTCAGCAGCAGCCTCTGCAGCTTGACGCTGCAAAGCGCTCACAGTGGCCAAGCTTTCACGTTTGGTAAATACCAGACTTGCAGGCTTGTTTGCAATAGCATCTAGCTGCTGAATAATCGCAGGATCATTCGTGGTCAGCTGACCGCCCATGAACACAACTTCCAATCCATCAGGCATGATAAATTTTGCACCAGCCACACTGTGGTAGTACGTTTTGGAGTTTGGATCCTGCAGAGCTTCTTGCGAAGTACCAAGAGATTCGCCGGAGCGAATGACAGCCGCAGGCTCAAAGCCTTGAACCGCGTGCTGACTGTGAAAAGAAGAAACTGCACCTACTGCCATGATTTGCCTTTCAGTTGGAGATGAGAGTGTAAAAACTACTCTCAGGATGAAAAAAGAGCCAGCTTGCTGGCTGGCCCTTTTCTTATTCTCAGCCAGTAATCAATCTGATCCGAGAAATTTCTTGCACCAGTTTGGTTGCGGCAAGCTCATCTACTGTCACCTGGCCAGTAGTAGCATTTGGAGTCAGAGCAGTGGCAGAGCCATTAGTCCGAATCGTAATGCTACTGATGTAGCCAGAATCAGTAGAAAGCATGCCAGGAGTGTTCACTTGAATCACTGCCATGACATGCCTCCCTGATTAGCCTGCAGCAGCCGCAGTGAAGTTGTACAGAATGCCGAACGCTGCCGGGTTCTTGATCGTGGAAGTCAACTCCGTGGTCAGCGTGCCACCTTCCGCGTCAATGCCGTTGTCAATCACCGCACCGCTTGCGTTGTAACCAGCGTCACTGGTCTTGCGCAGGTAAGCCAGAGAGAAGGCGTTCAGATCGGCAATCACAGCCATTTTTGCCCAGGTGGAGTTAGCACCATAGGCATTGAACAGCGGATGCTCAATCATCTCGAAAGTGCCACGCGGCGTGCGAAGCATGTCGAGTTGCAGACCCCACGACGTTTCAGTCGTCTGAATCTGGTAAGTAGCGTTCAGGCGCGCAATGTTGTGAATGACACGGCGAGCCGTGCCACCGACAAACATCGTGCGGATGTTGCCACCCTTCGGATCAGTGACCGTCTCCAGCGTCTTGTCCATAGCCGTTTCCAGCTGCGTCCAGTTCGTGGTGGCGCCCAGAGTCGTGATGTTGCCAGCAGCTGCGGTCGTCACACGAGCAACAATACCTTCCATCGTGTGGAAAGGCTGACCATTGCGAGTGCCCATAAACTTCTGACCGAAGAACAGAGCTTTCTCAATCGCCATTGCGTGCAACGCAGCACAATCCTGCTTGCTTTCGCTGACATAGCCAGCACCAGCAATCTGCGGAATAGCAGCAGCAGTCTTGGTGACAGCCCAGCTATTGCGGAAGATCTGCGTGTTGTTGACGTAGCGCGTGGCAATGATCGAAACTGCCGACGGACGAACCGAACCTTCTTCAAAGGCGTTGCCGATGGTGCGCCACAGATCGCCGTTGTTAACAGCAGCTGCGGTAGTGGTGCCCACTGCACGAACCACAGTCAGCGTGGTAGCGAGCGGCGTGGCAGTGACCAGCACGATTTCATTCGTGCGCTCGTTCAGCAGCAGATCGCCAGGAACAATGTCAGTGTTCGACGCGACGGTCAGCGTAGTATCGCCAGACGTTGCCGACGCCGTCATCGTTGCCGACGGAAAAATCATCGTCTTCGAGAAGTAGCCATGCTCGATGTTGGCAGCCGTCTCATCTTTGAGAAGGGCAGTCAGGCCAAACAGCGGAGCAGTACCATTCGGCATCAGCCGAGTGATAGCTTGAGCAAAGCTGACCGCATTCAGGTTTTGCGGTGCGCTTGCAGAAGAAAGAAGTCCAACAGCCATTTCAGTTCCTTTCGCGCTTATGCGCTCAATTCAAGTAAGAAGAAAAATCAGTTTCTTTTGGAGCACTTGCAGCTTGAGCAGCTGCGCGCTTGGGTGCAGTAAGCACTTCAGCCATCTGGGTGAAATACTGTTCTGCCTGCTGTTGCACCGCTTCCGGTGATAGTTGAGGATTGGATTGAGCAATCTGCATTTTGACAGCGCCTAGCATCGGAGCAACTGCTGGATGCGACAACGCCTCATGATTAGTATTTTGACTTTTGATCTGAAAGTTTCTGATGCGCGAATCCAGTGAGCCATTCACACGCTCCGCAGCAGTGCGGGCGCCGTGCTCAACAAGGCCATGAGAGAGTTGCGCAGCTGCTGCAAACGCCTCGCGCGCAGCGCTATTGATGGCTTCTGTAAAAGCCTGAGCATCTCCAGACAAGGCTTTCTGCAAAGTTTCTTGCGGAATGCCAGAAGCAAAATTTGCTTGGGCAATCTGCTGCCTGAAAGCAGAAGGATCCAGCGGACCAAGCAAAGGATCTTGAAGCGTTGGAGCCTTGGGAGCATTGGGGTCCGCAGGCTTGGGCTTGAACATGTTGGAGAAATTATCCAGCGGATTAACAGCTGCGTTGGAGCCGTTAACCATCTGCTGAGGATTTGCACCAGGATTCGCCGGAGCTTGCTGCATAGATGCAGGCAACCCAGTAGGATTCTGATTCATGTTGACAGGCGGAGTGTTCGCCGGTTGCGGAGTTGCCACAGGTGCAGGCGCCGGGGCCGGTGCATTGCCACGACCAAAAATACCAGGAAGAAAAGCCATGATTACCTTTCAGTTTGCTCAGGAGTTGCGAGAGCTGTAAGCAGCTCAGATTGAAGCTCTTGATAAGCATCCACAAAACTGCGGAGCCTTTCGTGAGCCAGGATTGCTTCCACTTGCTTCCCTGGATCGGGATTATATGGAAGTTTGCTCTCTACGAGAGCGCTTGCATACGCCTCAATTTTGTTTTGAAGATACGCAAGGAACAAAGGAGAGACTTGCATTGCAAGGTTCTCATCCTCTGGACTCAGTGTGAGCCGGCAAAACCTACTGCCGGCATCAAGTGTTACTGTTCTCATGCTGGTTGCGCTGTTGGCGCTTGCGGCGGTTGTTGAGCTGCAGAAGTCTGTTGGAGAGTCTGCAGGAATTGCTGCTGCTGTTCAGGACTGCGCTTGAAATCTTCAAGCCAGTATGCACCCTGCAACTTTGCCCAGTACAGGAACATACCAAGCACATCGTATTCTGTGCCGACTGCAGGCAGCGCCTGAGCAGTCTGCAAGAACACAGTCAGCAGATTGGAGTTGAGCATCTTCTCAGCAGGAAGTTGCCCGTCTGTGAGTTTGAACTCAAGAATTGCTTGACGCAGCGCCACAGGATCAACATCCACCATTGAGCGCTCTTCTCGGTTGAGAATAGTGCCAGGTTGCTGATATTGAAGCGTGTTTGACTTGACAATCTCTTTGACTGGAGTCATGAACTGATGCTCAATCGTCAGCGAGCAAAGCTGCTGGCGCGAGTTCGAGTTCAACATCGTGGTTTCAAACTCAGTCTTAGTTTTGTTACCCTTCTGGAACTGGCCACGATCCACTTTGTTCTGCCCTGTGGCTTGATCCGCCATTGCAGAAATCATTTCAGACATCTGAATATTGGTGCCAGAATTGTCCTCACGATACGGGATCTGGTACACGGCCCGGGCCATAGCGTTATCATCTTTGGCCAGCGAAGCATTACGCAGCGGAATCCGGCTAACACTAGAAACTGCGTCAATATCTTTCTTG